GTGGCTCTGGTATTGCTGGTAGCACTCAAGGCACTGGTGGTTCTGGTGGAGGCGGTAGTGCTTCTGGTGGTAGTGGAACAGCAAACACCGGCGGCGGTGGAGGCTCTGGCGTTTCAAGCAGCGGTGTATGGGCTATTGCGGGCAACGGCGGCTCTGGCATCGTCGTCATTCGATACAGGATTGCGTAATGGCACACTTCGCACAAATTGACGAACAAGGCACGGTGCTCACAGTCATCGTGGTAAACAACAGCGACATCTTGGACGAGAGCGGCCAAGAGTCTGAAGCTATTGGTAAGCAGTTTTGCCAGAACCTTCTCGGCGGCGAGTGGGTCCAGACCAGCTACAACGGCAACATGCGCAAGCAGTACGCCAGCATCGGCGGGCGGTATGATCAGGCCAACGATGTTTTTATTGCTGCTCAGCCGTACCCAAGCTGGGTGCTGGACGAGAACTTCGACTGGCAAGCACCCGTACCAAGTCCCGGAGAAGACTACGTCTGGGACGAAGAGAATCAACAATGGGTCACAGTGCCCGTGGAGGAAGTATGAGTACCATCGCAGTAAACGCAATCACGAACGCAGCAGGTGGCAACACCGCCACGATCAACGGCATGACCCCGACAGCGGACAGCTTGCAGGGCTTTCGCAACCGCATCATCAACGGAGATATGCGGATTGACCAGAGGAACGCTGGCGTTGCTATTAACTTAGCAAGCACTCCTTTCGGTGTTGACCGTTTTGGGGCAGCAGTTACAACGGCGCTTTTCACAGGTAACGGGACGATTGGACAAAGTACAGTAGCCCCCGCAGGATTTACAAACTCGCTTCTGTGGACGCAGACCACTGGAGTAACGCCTTCAGCCTCCCAAATTGGGACTATTTACCAAGGCATCGAAGGAAACAACATTGCTGACTTTGGCTTTGGTACAGCGGATGCAAAGCAAGTAACGCTATCGTTCTGGGTTCGCTCCAGTATTACTGGTACGTACTGCGCTGGTTTGCGAAATGGTGACACAGACCGTTCGTACATAGCTGAGTATTCAGTTTCTGCCGCGAACACTTGGGAGTACAAGACCATCACTATTGCTGGCGACACTAGCGGAACATGGACTACCGATAACACCGCTGGTATATACATTACATGGGACTTGGGTTCTGGGTCTAACTCCAATACAACTGCTGGCTCATGGGCGGCTGGCAATTTCCGAAACACAACCAACCAAGTCAGTTTTGTTGGAAACTCTGGAGCCACCTTCTACATTACCGGAGTCCAACTCGAAGCTGGCTCAGTCGCCACGCCTTTTGAGCGCCGTCCTTATGGGACTGAGTTGGCGTTGTGTCAGCGGTATTACTACCAAACAGTTCAGACAAGCGGTTCAAACACAGCTATTGCTTCTGGTTTTGTAAACTCCACAACAGAGGCATCGGGTCTTGTGACGTTCCCTGTTTCAATGCGAGTGGCCCCCACCGCGCTTGTGCAAAACGGTACTGCTGCGGATTACGACATTAACCGATCCGGGGGCAGTGTTACTGTTTGCAGTGCTGTGCCGACATTTAACAATGCCACGGTAAACACCGCCGCAATTAACTACACCGTTGCAAGCGGATTAACCGCTGGGCAAGCCGTTTTGTTACGCATGAGAAACAGTACCAGCTATCTTGCATGGAGTGCCGAACTATGATTTTCAAAACACTACACACCAATGAAGACGGGCAAACCATCTACGCCCGTATTGACGATGACGGCAAATGCCGCCTGACCTGCACCGAGGATTTTCAGGAATACCAACGCTGGCTGGCCGAGGGCAACACCCCATTGGCCGCTGACCAAGGAGAAGCCGAATGAAACTGATCGCAACCGCAATCGCAGCCCTGACGCTGACTGCATGTGCCACCAGCAACGACTCGTACTACGCCGCTGTGGAAGCCCGTGAGAAGCGTTTGGCCGAGCAGGAGATGCGTGCTGACATGGCTATCGTCGAGATGGCTACCAAGGGTGACGCCCAAGCCAAAGGCGCGGCTCAGATGTACTTCGCGCTGAAGAACGCTGGTGCCAAGGCCAGCCAACAGACCATTGCCGCACCCAAGAGCACCGCCGAGGCATTGCTGCCTTGGGCCGCTCTGATCGTGCCAAGCGTCACGCAGTTCTACTCGATCACCAAGAACGCCGAGATTGCCATCAACAGCAGCAACAACGCTCTGGCTGGCAAGATCGACGACAACGACATGGTCACCGACTTGGTGAAGGGTCGTGGTCCGATTGTCGGCACCGCTGAAGATCGCTTGATTTACCCTGTGGCTGAGTAATGCTACCACTGCCCTACATCGCCGCAGGTGCGCTGGCTGTGGGGCTTTTCACTGGCTGGACGGCCAACGGCTGGCGACTCAACGGTAAAATCGACGAGATGGTGCTTGAGCATACTCAGGCGCTTCAGGTGGCGACCGAACAGGCCGCAAAAGAAACAGCACGGATGCAGGGAGAGAAAGATGCAGCGCTCAGAAAAGCCGTTGAGATTGTGCGGCGCAATGTCATTGATGCTGCTGCCACTCGTGATGAGCGTGACCGGCTGCGGGACGACCTCATTGCCAGTCGTAGCGCCTACGCCAACGCTACCGACACCTCCCTCATTAACCACACCCGCGCCCTCAGTGTCGTATTCGAGCAATGCACTCGCGAATATTCAGAGTTGGCGGCAAAAGCTGACGGACACGCCGTTGACGCCCAAAGTCTCTTCACAGCTTGGACAGCAATAGCACAGGTGAAATGATGGACCACCCTGAAATTGACCCAGTTAAGTACGGCGTTCTGTGGGAACGTGTGACCCAGATGGACAAGAAAATCGACAAGATGGAAGGCCAGATTGCCGAGTTGCTTGAGTTGGCCAACAAGGGCAAGGGTGGCTTCTGGGCTGGCATGACCATCGCATCCAGTTTGGGTGCCGCTGTCGCTTGGGTCGTGGGTCACATGAAGGGTGGCTGATCATGTTGTTGGAACTGGCCGCAGCCAACGCAGCCTTTGCTGTCATCAAGGAGGCGGTGCAGCACTCTGGCGACATCATGGCTGCTGGCGATGCGCTGTTCAAATACTTTGACAGCAAGGCAGAACTCCAGAGAAAAGCCAACGAAAAGGGTGGGTCAAGGGGTAGTGACCTTGAGGAGTTCATGGCCTTGGAAAAGCTCAAGCAGCAAGAGGCAGAACTCAAGCAGATGATGATCTACTCTGGTCGCGGCGGCATGTGGGACGACTGGTTGGCGTTTCAGGTCAAGGTCAAGAAAAAGCGTGAAGCGGACAAGCGCCAGAAAGTGCTTGATCGTCAGCGCCTGATTGGTCGGATCAAAGACGTGGCCATGATCATATTAATCATCGTCCTGCTGGGCGGTTTGGGCATCATCATCGGTGCGGCAATTTGGTTGTCGAGGGACGTATGAAGAAACTTGAAGACAATTCGCAATACGCAAAGTTCGACATGAACAACGACGGCACCGTCACCGACGAAGAGCTTGAACGCAGCGAGCGAATGTTGCAGATTGAGAACATGGACAAGCTCGCCGACCAGCAACGGATAATGGCGTGGGCCGCGTTGTTTCTGCCGTTCGTGATCATTATTTTTGTGTGTTTGCCCTACGTCTCAATTGAAAAAGTGAACGCCGTCATGGGGCTGGCAACAACATTCTGTGCCGCGATGGGGACGATCGTCGTGGCTTTCATGGCAGCAACTGCCTATATCCGTGGAAAGATGTAAACCATGACCCAACTGACCAAGAACTTCAGCCTCGCCGAACTGACTAAGAGCGAGACCGCCCTGCGGTTTGACATGGATAACGCCCCCGGCGCTGTTGAGATCGCCAACTTGACCGAGTTGGCTGGCAAGGTGCTGCAGCCTGTGCGTGACCACTTCGGCAAGGGCGTGAAGGTCAACTCCGGTTTTCGCCACCCTGATGTAAACGCAAAGGTCGGTGGTTCTAAGACGTCGGATCACTGCAAAGGTCAGGCCGCTGACATCGAAATCCCCGGCGTGCCAAACGCCGAGCTGGCCGAGTGGATCAAAGACAACCTTGAGTTTCGCCAGTTAATCCTCGAGTTTTATACCCCCGGCATCCCCGACTCCGGCTGGGTGCATGTGAGCTTTGTGGATGGCGACAACAAGAAGCAGGTTATGACAGCCACCAAGAAGGACGGCAAAACGGTGTACTTACCTGGCCTGGTTGCGTAAAATACAGAAAAACCGAGGTGACCCATGAAGCTACAGAACCCGTCTCGAGCACTGCCCGATGGCAGCACGGAGCCCTCGCACCTGATTGATGTCGTGTGCGGGGCATGCGGCTATGACCTGGACGCCTCGGAGTTGGAGGCAGACACCTGTGCGGACTGCGCAGAGCCTTTGAATCTTCGCCGCTCCGTCGCCATTGAAATCACCACAATGCCCGCCTCAACTGGCGCGACAATGTAAGCGAGGACCACGTGCCAAGCGCCAAGCCCAAATCCAAGTCCAAGGTCAATGCGGCCGGCAACTACACCAAGCCCGAACTGCGCAAGCGGATCGTGAGCCAGGTCAAGGCCGCCGCTACGCAAGGCACCGGCGCTGGAAAATGGAGCGCGCGCAAGGCGCAGCTGGTGGCCAAGAAATATAAGGCCGCTGGCGGCGGGTATACGTCATGAAAGCCCCACAAAAATCCCTGAAAGATTGGGGCGACCAAAAATGGAGGACAAAAAGTGGTAAAAAATCTTCTGTCACAGGTGAACGATACCTTCCTGAAGCTGCGATTAAAAGCCTCAGCCCTGCTGAGTACGCTGCGACAACGCGTGCGAAACGCGCTGGCAAAAAAGCCGGGAAGCAGTTCGTAAAGCAGCCCAAGGCCATCGCCAAAAAAACCGCAGGGTACAGATAAGCCATGGCACTTCTTCGACTCTTCCTCAAGCCCGGCGTTGACAAGCAAAACACCGAATACGGCGCAGAAGGCGGCTGGGTAGACGCCGACTTCGTGCGCTTTCGCTACGGCCTGCCCGAGAAGCTGGGCGGATGGACGCAGTTTGGCAACACCCTGGTGAACTTTGTCGGCTTGACCAGTCAAATATTCACTTGGAACGGTCTGGACGGTGTGCCCTATGCTGCCCTTGGCACCACCCGCAAGGTCTACGCCTTCTACGGCGGCGCGTGGGCCGACATTACTCCCATACGGGCCACGGGCACCGTGACGTTCACCACGGCCACTGGCCTGTCCTTGGTCACCGTCAACGACGTGGCCCACGGCGCAATCCAAGGCGACTTTGTCACTTTCTCCAGCGTGACAGGGGACCCCGGTGGTATTCCCAATGCATCACTGGCCAACGAGTTTGAAATCCAAGGGGTGATCAATGCCAACGAGTACACCATCCTCTCGCCGACCCCGGCGTCCAGCACGGCAACGGCGGCCGGCACGGCCGACGCGGCCTACCAGATAAACGTCGGCACAGACACCAGCGTTGTTGACTTTGGCTGGGGCACCGGTACGTGGGGCTTGAGCACATGGGGCACACCCCGTCCGGCCTCTGCCGGCCTGTCGCTGCTGTCCCGGGTATGGCAGTTCGACAACTACGGCGAAAACCTCGTTCTGCAGCTGGTGGACGGAAGCATCTACGAATGGCTGCCCAGCGGGGGCATCGGCACGCGGGCCACGGTCATTGCAGGAGCGCCCACCAAGAGCAAGTTCGCACTCATCTCCACGCCGGACCGGCATCTGGTGTGCTTTGGCACGGAGAGCACCTTGGGGGACCCCACCAGCCAAGACCCGATGTTTGTGCGCTTCTCGGACCAAGAGAACATTGGAAACTTCGTGGCCACGGCCACGAACACGGCGGGCGGCCAGCGCTTGACGGACGGCAACGAGATCATCTCTGCGGTGCGTTCGCGGGGCCAGATTTTGATTTGGACCGATACGGCGCTGCACGGCCAGCAGTACTTAGGGCCGCCCTACACCTTTGGCTTTCAGCAGCTGGGGGCCAACTGCGGCATCATCGGCCCGCACGCGGCCGCCGACGTCAACGGCGTGGCGTATTGGATGAGCAAGGACGCGTTCTTTGTGTTTGATGGTACGGTCAAGAAGCTGGCCTGCTCCGTGCAGGACTTTGTGTTTGAGGACCTGAACATTGCGCAGGCTCCCTTGGTCAACGTGGGCATCAACACGCAGTTCAACGAGGTCACGTGGTACTACCCGACGCTCAACAGCGACCGCATCAACCGCTACGTGACCTACAACTACTTGGAAAACGTCTGGTCCATTGGCACCATGGCGCGCACCGCGTGGCACGACACTGGGACGTTTGATCGGCCCATCGCCACCGAGTACATGCCGTTGGACAACTTGCCGACGCTCACGCCGATCTACGGCCTGACGGCTGGGCGCAGCCACTTGTACAACCAAGAGACTGGCGTGGACGCCAACGGCGCGCCACTGCCCGCGTACATCTACTCGGGCTACTTTGACATCGGCGACGGGGACCAGGTGCTGTTCATGAAGCGCTTCATCCCTGACTTCAAGAACCAGGTGGGCGACCTGACCGTGCGCTTACTGCTGCGCCTGTACCCACAGACCAGTGCAACGCCAAGCTCCTTGGACCCGTACATCATCACGCCGACCACGGACAAGGTGGACACACGTGCGCGTGGGCGGCAGATTCAGTTGCGCATTGAGAGCGACCAGCTGGGAAGCCGGTGGCGCTTTGGCACGATGCGCGTGGACATCCAACCTGACGGCTTGCGATGAGCAAAATCACCAACGTCCGACTGCCCAACGCGTCGCCGTCGGGCTACGACCCGCAGCAGTTCAACCAACTGGTGCGCTCGCTCGAGCAGGTGATCCTGCAGCTCAACAACACCTACACCCCTGTCATCAGCCAGGACACGGCGGGCGCAGCCACTTGGATGAGCGCGGGCAGCGGTGCGGGTGGCGGCTTTGCGGGCGGCATCCGTGGGTTCCAGTTGTCCAACGGCATGCTGCAGCCCCATGCCATGTTGATCTCCAACGTGGACCAGACCAGCGCGGGCATCACCAGCGAGAACTTGGTGACCTACAACACCGTGGCGCTGTCCAACGGCATACGGGTGGTGGACAACAGCAAGATTTACGTGCCCTGCTCAGGGCAGTATTTGGTGACGTTCACGCTGCAGATGACCAACCGCAGCAACACGGCGGCGGAGTTTGAGATATGGGCCAAGGACACGGGCGTCAATTACCCGCTGAGCAACACGCGGTTTGACATACCTGCACGCAAGAGCGCGACCATTTGGTCTCACGTGGTGCCCGCTGTCACCGGCATCTTCACCGTCACGGATCCTTCTGTGAACTACCTGGAGATTGCATGGTGGTCGGACAACATTGACGTGTATTTGGAACACTACGCCGCAGGGGTGAGCCCCACGCGTCCTGAGATTCCCTCGGTGATCCTCACCATCAACTTTGTTTCAGCGGGCTGATCATGGCAAACAAGTACCTGCGCAAGCACCTCACACCAGCGGCAGCCACGGAGACGACCATCTACACGGTGCCCGCTGCTAACACAGCGGTGGTGTCCTCGTTGCGGGTGACCAACCGCAACGCCTCCCCGGCTGCGTTGTCCATCAACGTCTACCCCAGCGGCGGGGCCACGGCCTTCGCGTTGCTGAAGACTTACTCGCTGCCCACGAACCAGACCATGGACGCTTTCAGTGGTGTGCCGTGCATCTTGGAGACGGGCGACATCCTCAAGGTCACGTCAAGCGTGGCCACCGTTGACTTTTTCCTGTCCTACCTTGAGACGGACAGGGCGTAATGAGTGGACAAAACAGTGCTTTTTGTTGGATAATTTCAGCCATCATCGCGTCCTTTCCCGGCGCGCGGCTCTCAACTGAGCTACTGGCAAAAACTGGAAAGGACTATCATGGATGAAGAAGGCATCATGGCTCTCCCACAGGGAGCAGCTATGCAGGGTCAAGAGGCCCAACCCTATGTGACCAGCATGCAGGCGTATGACGCCGCGCAAACGGCGATGGGCATGACCGACCCCGAGGGTTTGGCCGCGCTCACCGAGTCGTTGCGCCAGAACTTGGCCGGCATTGAGCTCTCGCCTTCCGAGCTGGCCACGATGATCGAGCTCTTTGAGTACCTGTCTCAGCGCCCTGCCGAGTATCCGGCCCTGCGCCAGCAGCTCATTGATCAGGACGTTGTTGACGCTGAAGACATCCCAGAACAATACGACCCCGAGTTCTTGGGTGCCATGTTGGTGGCCCTCAACGAGCTGCAGATGTCCCAGGCACAAGGCGCGATGGCCCCGATGCAAGAGGACCCCATGGCCGCGATGAGCGGCATGGCTCCGATGGCCATGGCCGAAGGCGGCTTGGCAGACGTGGCGTCTTACTTGGCTGCGCAAGGCCGAAATGGCGACACCATGCTGGCGCACATCACGCCAGGAGAGGCTCAGTTGCTCAAAGCCCGTGGCGGCTCTGGCACGATCAACCCTGTTACTGGCTTGCCAGAGTTTTTCTCGTTGAAGAAGGCTTTTAAGTCGGTGGCGAAAGCCGTCAAGAAGGTCGCTCAAAGCCCTGTTGGGAAAATTATTTTGACTGTGGGCCTGGCCGTGGCCCTTGGTCCCGCAGGTGTGGGCCTGTCAATGGGCACCGCCGCTGGCTTGGCCAGCGCGGGCGTCACCTTGGCGGGTGGCGGCACTGTCAAACAGGCCTTGATAGCAGGTGCCATGGGTTACATTGGCGGCGGCGGCACGATCATGGGCGCTAGCCCACTGTCCGCCGTTGGCGGCTTCTTGCCCGGCGCTGCAGGCAGTGCACTGAACACAGGCCTTTCCACAGGCCTGATTGGAGCCGGTATCGGCAAACTCGGCGGCATGAGCACGAAAGATGCTCTGCGCATGGGCGTGACCTCGGGTCTCTCGGCCGCTGCCCTGCAAGGCATAGACAACGCACGCGCCACACCGGCACAGAATGCCCAGTTCCGTGCAGAGCTTGATGCCGCTGGGCAACCAGCAGGGCAGTCCCCAGCTGCAGCGGGCCAAGCCCCTGTTGTCGATGCCAGCGTTACCCCAGGGGGCTCTATCACTGCACCGGGTGTTGAGGCGGTGGGACCTGCCGGCACGGCCCAAGAATTGATTGCCGCAAATCCTCAAAACGCGGCCATGCAGTTTAACCCCACGCCTGATGGGACGGTAGCTCCATACGACGCTAGTTATGACTTTAACAAGATGATCGGCATTGAGCCTGCGCCGACGACCCCATTGGTAGCCTCTCCAGCTGACCCTACTTATGACTTTAACAAGGCGATCGGCATCGACCCGGATTCCGTTTCTCCAAGCCTTGGGCCGTCACCCACCAACATCCAAATTGAGCGTGGCGCTTTGGGCATGACGGGGCCAATCGACACCATGCGCCAGTTTGTGCAGGAGCCTATTAACGTGGGCAAAGACCTGTACGACACGTACCTCTCCCCCAGCCGAGCCGGCTTGCCTGCAGACGCAGGATTTTTCCGCAAGTATGGCCCCTTGATAGCCGCAGGCACCGTAGGTGCCGGCGCACTTGGGGCCTTTAAACAGGAAAAGCCCGAAGAAGAGCCGTTGTTTGACAAGGACTACACGGGCGAAGATTACATGCGCGACAACCCGGACCTGTTCAGTGGCGGCCTGGGTGGCGGGGGCTTTTCAAACACCTACACCAAGCCCACCACGCGAAAGAGCTCCGTTGTCCCACCCACGACGTTTCCTTCGTCCATACCGCAGGGCCAGCTTGCCCCTGTCTACATGGGTGGGGGCATCACCAACTCCCCCGGCGGAGTGGCTCAGCCCTACAACGTAGCCGGCATGTACGGCGTGCCCTTGATCTACCGTGCCAAGGGCGGCGAGATGAGCCGCACGCAGTTCCCACGCAAAACGGGCCCCATCAACGGCCCCGGCACGGGAACCTCGGACGACATCCCAGCTATGCTGTCGGACGGGGAGTTCGTGTTTACCGCCAAGGCCGTGCGTAATGCCGGCAAAGGAAGTCGTCGCAAGGGTGCGGCGCGCATGTACAAGCTCATGAAAATGCTCGAAGGCGGCCCGGTAAAGGGGAAATAAATGGCAACCGAAACCACCCAACAAATTGTCCGGGAAGCCCCGGAGATTGAAGCGGAAAAGCTAAAACTGATGCGGGACGCGAGAGCGCTCTCGTCTCAGAATTTGGCAAAAACCCTCCCTGATTTTGAGGTTGCAGGGTTTACCCCCGCCCAAGTAGCGGCAATGCAGGCCGCCACGACCACCGGCGTCGGTGCTTTCACTCCGTACATGACCGCTGCCAACAAGGCACTGGGCTCGGCGTACACCACCACGGCAGAGGCCGCCGACGTCCTGCGCGGCGCGGACACCCGCAACCAGTTCACTGACGCCCAGGCCGCTATGCAGCAAGCGGGCCAAGCCGCCGGCAACATCACCTCTGGTATTGGCCAGATCGGAACCGGTATTGGCTACCTGGATGACGCAGCACGGCGCGCGGCCATGTCAGACACCACCGGCCAGTTTGGCGCTGCTCGACAAGGCTTGACCGCAGGTCTCGGAGCGCTGGGCACGGGCCAAGGCCTGGCGGCCATGTCCAGCCAGGCTGATCTGCAGCGCGCTCAGGCCTTAATTGAGCAGGGTGCAGGCAGGGGTGCTGGCATCCTCTCAGGCGCTGCTCAGCGCTACGACCCAAGCTCCGCCCAGGCCTTCATGGACCCTTATCGCCAACAGGTCATCGACGAGACCATGCGTCAGATGGACCGTCAGGGCGCGATTGCGCAGCAGGGCTTGTCTGCCCAAGCAGTGCGCTCGGGCGCCTTTGGCGGCGAACGCGAAGGTGTGCAGCGCGCTGAGATGCAGCGCAACATCATGGACCAAAAGGCGGGCACGATCGCCAACCTCTTGTCGCAAGGCTTCAACCAAGCGCAGGCCAACGCCATCGCTACCTTTGAGCAGCAACAGCAGCGTCAAATGCAGTCAGGGCAAGGTATTGGCCAACTCGAGCTGCAGGCGGGTTCTACACTGGGCCAGCAGCAGGCACAACAAGCCCAGCTGGGCCAAGGTGCAGCAGGTCAGTTCTTGCAGGCAGGCCAGCAGTATGGCAACTTGGCCTCGCAAGGCGGCGCATTGGCAGGGCAGGAGTCGGCCATCAACCAAAACATTGCCAACCTGTTGATGCAGCAGGCACAGGCACGCAACCAGGCCGCGCAGACCACCGCCGGCATTTATGGCCAACAGGGCCAACAGCTGCAACAGCTGGGCCAGGGCATTGGCCAGTTGGCGGGCCAGCAGTTCGGCATTGGCCAGCAGACCGCACAGGGCCTCGGCGCGTTGGGCGGACAGCTTGGCCAGTTGGGCGTGCAACAAGGCGCGTTGGGCCAGACCGCACAGGCCATCAACCAAGGCGACATCAACTTTTTGTACAACGTGGGCCAGGCTCAGCAAGCATTCAACCAACAAGACCTGGATGCGCAGCGCGCCACGGAAATGCAGAAAATATACGCGCCGTACCAGCAGGCCGCCTTCCTGTCGGACATCCAAAGGGGCGCGCCGTCCACGCAGATGGCCACCTCGGCTGTCAGCGCACCGTCAGCCAGCCCGTTCCAGCAGGCAGCGGGCATCGCATTGGGTGGCCTTTCCACCGCCGCCGCTCTGCAAAAAACAAAAGGCCTTTTCTAAGAGGACGATATGAACAAAATGATGAACGAAGACATCGACATCGAAAACAGCGGCATCATGCAAGGCTTCTTGGATGCTTTGGAAGACGATGATGAGGGCGACGACGAGGATGAGCGCAGTCCGGAGGAGATGCTGGACCGTCGTCCTGACACGCCTGAGATTTTGATGAACAACCTGCGTGGTGACATGCGCTCCATTGACGCGCGCCGCGACGAGTTGGCCGACTTGGTGGGCTACGCCGCAGCGGCTGAGACCCCCGAGACGGTTTTGGCCATGCTGCAGCCCGTGCTGGCGCAGCAAGGCGGTGGCGGCATTGGCGCGCTGCCTCAGTCGGCACCCATGGCCGAGGGCCCACAGCCCCCGATGATGGAAGGCATGCCCGGCATGCCCCCACCCGGTATGCCTCCGTTGCCCGAGGGCGCGCCTCCGATGATGCCCGGCGCAGACATGATGGCCCCACCCCCACAGGACGGCGGCATTGCGGCGTTGCTGGCAGGTGCAGGTGGTGCAGGTGGAATGCCTGCCGGTATGCCTCCCGGCATGCCCCCATCCGATCAGCCGCCCATTCAAATGGCCCGTGGCGGGTACGTCCAGCGTTTTAACGAGGGGTCGGATGAGGACGGCGTGACCCCTGTTGATGAAGAGTCGTCCTCGTTGGGGTTTACCCCGCCTCCTGAGATGGTTGCAAATGCCCGGGCCCAGTTCCTGGCCACCATGCAACAACAGCCCACCGCACTGCCCAACCTGCGCACGGCAGCGGCAGAGCGCGCCAAGGTCTACCAAGACGTCTTGGGCGACAACACCGACTCACGTGAGGCGCAGATGCTCTTGTCCCTCGGACAACGGGCCTTCAACTATGCTGCCAACGTCGACGATGCGGGTCGCCCGCTTCGCGGCTCGGGGATAAGCCGCTTGGCCGGTGCGGTACGCACGTTGCCTGGCGAGATGGCAAAGTTCATCTCGGCTTCCGACAAAGAGCAGCGTCAGACCAAGCTGTTGGGCTTGCAAGCAGCGGAGAAGGACATCGAGAGCATCCGCGCCTCCAACCTGAAGTTGTTGGAAATGCAGCGCAAGGGCTACGCCGACGTGCTCAAGAACGCGGGCAAGACAGGCACCAGCCCGTTTGGCAGCAGCCTGGCCGGCCGCTCCTTGGACATGTTCGTTCGCTACGCTCCCCTGTACGCCAAAGGCGAGCTGGACGAGGAAAGCGAACGCTACTTCCTGTCGGCTGTTAAGAACTACACCCAGCCTACTTTTGTGCAGTACAAGGACCCGGACACCGACGAGATTCGTATCCGAGAACAACGCAACGAACTCCCAGAGTTTGTGGGCACTGCTCTAAACGCCCGCAAGAACGCCCCGCCACGCCCTGTGACGGTGACGCCGCCTGCACCTGCTGCTTCTACCGGTGGCCCCCCTGTCGTTCCGACGCCTGCGCCTACCGTCCCCGTGGAAGACCCCGTGGTTGGCATGGGCGCGGACCCCGCAACGCTGCCCGAGAACGTACGCCCTGTTGTGCAAGATGCGCCTCTGGCCACCTTCTTTGACCTGTCCGAAACAGGTACTGGCTTTGTGCCCGTCTTAGTCTCTGGCATTGTCCGTCGCATCCCCCTTGAGGCAGCTGGTAGCATCAAGTCTGAGTTCCAGCAAGGCACCACCATGCTGGAGAACATGCGTGCTCGCGTGGTCAACGTGCTGCAGGAAAACCCCCGGTTCGCCGAGGGTGAGCGCACGCAGATTCAATCTGAGCTGGACAACATCACGCCCAGGATGCTGACCAACAAGCAGTCGTACATCAACTCGTTGGTAGCGCTGGACAGCGTGTTTGAAAGCATCGGCAGGAAAAGTGCGACCCTTGCTCAGACGCCAAAAGTAGGCAGCTCAGAACGACAAAATCAGGTGAAAAAAACCGAAGACGTTAATTTTGTCCGCGACCTTTTGGGCGTCAAAAGTCGTAAGATCGACAACACAGAAGCCTGGAAAGCAGCCCCTCCTGGTGAATATTTGGTGTATGACCCCAGCCGCAGGATTTATGTGTACGCCCGCAAACGAGGAACCCAGTAATGCCTGAAGCAACCGCCAAACCCGCCACCCTGGAAGACCTGTACCCTGGCATCTCTACCGAGGAGCCCACGGACCAGGAAAAGGATGCCGCTTTGTCGGCCACCTATCCAGGCATGGAAATGCCCAGCACTGCGGGCGACGCGGCTGCGGAGGTTGGCAAGGGCACCATTCAGGGCTTTCTCAGCGAGAGCCCTATTGTTGCGGGTGCGCTGACGGGCCTGAAGGCGGGTATTCCACGTGGTCCAATTCCTGCTATCGGCGGCATGGTCTTGGGCGGGATTGGCGGCTACTATGCTGGCAAACAGGCAGAAGAGGGCTTTACGTCCCTTTTGCCAGAGCCTACCGACCCGTCTCTTATCCCCTACCGCGAAGGCGGCAAGACGTTCGGCGGAGCCACCCCATTCCTTTTTGTGGCGCCCGCACTGCCCCCGATGACGGGCAACCGTGTGGCCAACTTCCTGAACGCCGCCCGCGAAAGCGCCATTCGCAATCCCAAGACCTACGTCGCCGCTGAACTCTCCGGCGCAGCGGGTTCAGGTGTTGGTGCAGGCGTTGCCGAGGCTGTCGACCCCGGCGCTCCCGGCACTCGGTTCGTGGGCGAAGTCACCGGTGGCTTTTTCTCCCCTGGCCGCTTCGTGATCAACGGCAGCGCCACGATTGCCGATGGCGTTCGCAAGATCGCTGGCAGCTTCAGCGCCGGGTCCCGCGAAGCACGGGCCGCGAACCGCCTGTACACCATCATTGAAGAGTCCGGCGAGGACATTCCCACGCTGATTCGCCGCTTGGAAGCGGAGATGCCCATCGACCAGTTGGGTACTCCTGGCTCGCGCCGCATCACCCCAACTTCTGCACAGAAGACCGGCAGCTTGGCGCTGACCGAGATGGAGACTGCGCTGGGCAAGGCCCACGCTCAGTTCCTGGGCGAGAGCCAAGAGCAGGGCCGCCAGGCAAAACTGGCCTACCAGTTGTTGACCGATCGACTTAAGAGCATCGGCACGCAAGACGCATTGGTCATGGCCGCGCGCCTGCAAGAGAACATGTTCACGTCGATGATCGACGGTCGTTTGGCTGTGGCTGACGCCAACGCTGCGGCGAAGATTTCTCGCATCACACGGGACACGCCGGAAGCGCGCCAGCAGATTGGTGCCATCATCAAAGGCGAGACCGAGACCGCTTTGCGCCAAGCGCGCGACTACGAGTCCCAGCTGTGGACAAGCGCGTTGGACAAGCTGACCGCGCCTGTTGACAAAACGGTGCAGAAAACTGTCAAGGTGGGCGTCAACCCTTTCAACGGCAGGCCCGTCACCAAAACCTTTAGTGAGCAGATTCTTGTCGCGCCCTCTGTGGCCCCCTCCAACACCGCCAATGACTTCCTCAAGCGTGCTGCCAGTGTTGGCGACGCCTTGTACGACGACGCTGTTCCTGCTCCTGTTCGCAAGATCATGGAGGCGATGGGCGTTGACAAAGAGGCTGTGCAGAAGTTCCGGGCAGGCCGCTTGACCGCTGAGTACCGAGAAACCCGTCAGGTGCCATCGCGGTTTATGCCAGAGGTCAAAACGCTGGGCGTGGACGAGCTGGTGAACTACCGCTCCACGTTGCTCAAGATGGCACGTGAGGCCGCCGGCAAAGGTGACGTGAACAACGCCAACTTCTACGGCACGATGGCCGAAGGCATGTTGCAGGACTTGAACGCGCTGAAGAACCCTGAGTTTGACGAGGCACGCAACTTCTCCAAGTCGTTAAACGACGTCTTCACCCGCACCTTTGCCAAGACCGCATCGGAGACCGGAGACCTTGCTCGCACTGGCGCTGAGCGCCTGCCTGCTGAAATCCTGGTGACTCGCGCCTTTGGTGCCAACGCCGACGTCACGGCCATGCGCATGAACGAGCTGGAAGACGCCGTCAAGTTCATGTCCAGTCGTTACGACGACGCCGTTCGCCGATTCGGCAAAGACAGCCCGCAGGCCCAGGCCCTCAAGCCTGCTGCCGACATGTCGCGAACAGGTGCCGCCTCCTTGGCCGACGCCCACCAGCGTGTTCTGCGCATGGGTGCGGCCGCCGCCATTGACACCACGTTTGACCCGGCCACGGGCCGTGAAGTCACGCGCCTGAACACCACCAAGCTCAACAAGTTCGTGGCCGAGAACAAGCCCATGCTGGACAAGCTGGGCATCACCGGCGATTTGACCGACGCTGTCAAGGCCGAGAACGCCTTCCGCATGGTCCAGAACCAGAACAGCGCCCTGATGAAGCGCGCGGCTGACCAGTACGCGTTTGCCTCGATTCTCAAGGCCGGCGACGAGCGCCCCAGCATTGCCATTGGCAACATCCTCAACAGCGGCACGCCCGTTCGCAGCATGCGCAATGTGGTTGAGATGGCCAACAAAGGCGGCGACGCTGCCGTTCGCGGTCTGAAATCCTCGCTGTACGACTACGCCTACACCAAGGCCACCACGGCCGGCGGCAAGTTCAGCCCACAGGCGTTCGAAGACGCGTTCTTCAAGCCTCTCGCGCCAAACCAGCCGTCCTTGGTCAACATCATGCGTGCCAACGGCGCGATGACGTTGACGGAGATGAAGAACATCAAGCGTTTGATCGATCCGATGATCCGCATCGAGAAGGCCATGGCCAGCAACCGCACCATGGACAACGTGGTGGCAGGCAGCGACGCTGTCTCTGAGTTGGCCCAACGCATCATCGGTGCTCGCATCGGTGCTACTGCTGCTCCCAGTGGCCCGGGCACGCTGATCGCAGCTGCTGCCGGCTCCAAAGCCGTGCGCTCAATCTTCGACAAGATGCCCGGTATGAACACCATTGCGCTGCTCGAGCGCGCCGCGCAGGACCCCGACTTTGCCGCGCTGCTGCTGCGCAAAGGTAAGACCGAACGCGAGAAGCTCAACATCGCCCGTCAGCTGCATGGCTACTTGGTGTCCGCTGGCCTGAACTACGCCACGTACGAAGAGCCACAGCCCGAGCCCGTGGCGAGCAACCAGCCGCCGTTCACGGTCCAGGGCCAAGCAGCACGTCAGCTGCGCCAACTGCCCGTTGCACCCAGCACCCGGGGCTTTCCTGGCATGAACGCCAACGCGGCCACGCCGAAGCCTGCTGCCCCGTCAGCCGGAGCACCGACACCGGGCAACGCCCGCTCGATGTATCAATCGCTGTTTCCTTTTGACACCGTCAGCCCGATGGTCAATAATTCCAACACCCCTGCACAGTAAGGACACTCCAAATGGCTACCGTAAGACCCACACCCGCTAAGAGCCAGTTGGCAGCTGTTAAAAAAGCAGAAGCACAACGCGCCGCACAGCAACGCGCCGCACAGCAACGAGCCGCAGCTCAACGGGCCGCAGCTCAACAAGCCGCACAGGAACGCGCCCAACGCGCCGCACAGCTACAAGCCGTAGCCCAAGCCCAACAACGGGCGGCAGCTCAACAAGCTGCGCAGCAACGCGCTCAACGCGCCGCTCAGTTACAAACCGTAGCCCAAGCCCAAGCCCAACAACAAGTTGCGCAGCAACGCGCTCAAATGGCTGCAACGATGACTGGCGGTCAGCAACAGATTCAAGGACTAGGCTCCTTTCCTGGGAACCTCCCCCCACGTGACATAGGCCTTGGTGGTCCACCTCCCGGCTTCACGGGGCCGAGGGGTAGTCTGCCAAACACGGGCAATCCTTTTGATCGTGAAATGCCCAGCATGCCGGCCTTTCCTGAACAAAGAGTACCCGAAAACAATGCTTTTTTTAGCTCCCCTGAGTACCGAGCATTTATAGACAGCACCTCAGGACGACCTGCCACTATGGACATGTACAACTCTCCGTACTTTGGGGACATAAGCTCCGGGTCAGTAGGTAGAGCGCAAGACGAGGCCTATAGAAAATACATGGGTAACAATCCTCAGATCGGCTTGCCACGTGACATAGGCCTTGGTGGTCCACCTCCCGGCTTCACGGGGCCGAGGGGCCTGCCTAGCGGCGCTCCTCCGCAACAAGTCGAGCCATTCCGGCCCATAGAAGGCATGGCGGGCAACTTGGTCGGGGGCTTCACTCCGCCTGCGCCTCTCAACCAAGCGGGTCAACTAATTGGACTGGGCGGTCAGCCTCAACAGCGCGCACAGGAGGCATTCGACGTTACACAAGGCTCCTCGGCTTATCCTCCGTCTTTTATGCCCGGACAGGGAGTAATGAATGCCGGCTTGGGATTTGGACAAGCGATGGGGGCTCCCGCAGTACCGCAGCAGTCTCCCACGCAAGCTGCCTTCATGCAGGCCACCCAATACAACCCCAGGAACCAGCTCAACATGTCCTCGAACATGCAGCAGCCCGCTCAGAATCAGTCCACCGGCTTTGGCCAGAGCAACATGTTCTCGAACATGCAGCAGCCCGCGCCAATGCAGTCAAACATGAACGCTGGCATGGGACAAAACCTGTCAAACGCCGTTGGGCAAACCAGCGCCAACCTGTTCGGTGGAGGCCCGTCTGCGTCCGCAACTCAACAACAGCCCCAGCAGCAGCCCGGCCCAACCCGCACCGGCGGCGTCTTCTAAGGCTGCTGTTCGCTACGCAATAGGCGCTCCATCCACTGCGCCTTGAAGTTCAGCCACTCGCGCCCTGCGATGGTGAACTCCTGCGTGGTGCCATCCTGCACCGCCACCAGCACAGCGCCAAAGTTGATGTCGGTGCCGTGCATCGAATCGTGCGCCGTGGCATAGGCCGCGAGCTGGTGAAAGTAATCGGTGATGTACTCGTAGCGCTTGGGCTTGACCGACTGCTTGAAGTCGACGATGGCCAGATGACCACGGTACGTGGCCACCAAATCGGTTGAGCCTGCGTAGCGCTGGTTGTAGTGCAGCGCCACCTCCGAGCCGTGAATCTCGGACACCTCCCCGAAGTACCGGTTGGCCAAGCGAAAGCCCATCTCCTGGCCCTTCAAGGCTTGCCAATCACGGCCCACGGGCAACGGGTCCCCACTGAGAATGCACTCCAATGTTGTGTGCATGTGTGTGCCAATGTAGGCCGCCTGCTCCTTTTGCCTGTCGGCCTCCGCTTGGCCAACCCTGTCAGCCCACTCCTTGAGCGCGGCCTTGTCCTTGGTGCGGTCCAAGATGGTGGTCACCGAGGGCACGTGTACGCCATCCGGCAAAGCGTAAACACGTCCTGCTGACGTGTCGATCCGCTCCACTTTTTCGTACACGAAGCGGTTGGACCAGGGGATCAGATCAGCCATGACTTGATGTCCTCCCCGAGCACTTGGGTTGCGATGTCGATCTTTGCACGCAGCGCCTTGACGATCTTCTCGTCCACCGTGCCCGTCGCGATCAGGTCAATGTAGGTCACGTTCTTGGTCTGGCCGATGCGGTGTGCGCGGTCCTCGGACTGCAGGCGCTTTTCCAGGTCAAAGCTGTTGCTGTAGTAGACCATCGTGTTGGCCGCCGTGAGCGTCAAACCGTAGCCACCGGTGCTGGGGTTGCCAACGAAGAAGCGCAGGTCGCTCTCAGGGTCTTGGAAGTCGTTGACGATGCGCTGGCGCTCCTCCGAGCCCGTGTCACCGTAGTACAGCGCCACGCTGTTCATGCCGTACTCTTTGGCCAAGGCCACGCGGATGGCCTCAAGGTCGTGACGGTAGTTGGCCCAGATGATCATCTTGCCGTCGGTCTCTTCCACCACCGCCATCAGCTCGTCCAAGCGCTTGTTGGGCAGCTCAATGACCGTGCCGTCGTCCAGCTTGGCGTGGCCACACACGATCTGGTGCAGCCGCATGAGCTGGGTGAGGGCGTTGACCGTGCTCACCAAACCGCCCTGAATCTGCGCCATCGCAAAGGCCTTCATCTCGTTGTAGGCCTTCTGCTGCTCAGGTGTGAGGTCCACCTCGCGCTTGACGTAGAGCTTGTCGGGCAGGTCCAAGCACTCCTCCTTCTTCACGCGGTAGGCAAAGCGGTCGAGCTTTTCCTTGAGCTCATCCAAGCGCCTGTAGCCCACGATTTGTTTGAATGTATGCGTGTTGAGTTGGCGCTCCACGGTGACCGCGTAGCGGGCCTGGAAGACGTAGTAGCTGCTCACGTTCAAGCAGCCATCGGACAAGAATGCGCATTGCTGGTACAGGTCCATCGGGCTCTTGGTGACCGGGGAGCCTGTGAGGATGCGCCGGAACCGCGCGCCACGGCCCACCTTCTCGGTGTTCTTGCTGCGCGCAGAGCCGGGCGTTTTGATGGTGGTGCTCTCGTCGATCGCCATCATGGCGTTGTGCACGAGCAGGAAGCGCTTGGCGTAGGCGGTGCCCTTGGCCGTGCTGAAGGCCTCCACGTTCATGACGAGGATTTTCAAGTCCTCTGTCACGGTGAAGAGCTCGTCCATGGCCTGCTGCTCAGCCTTGCGCGGCGTGGGGTTCCAGATCGCCATGCGGTAGACGATGTGCTCGGGCAGGTGCTTGGGGATTTCGGTGTCGTACCAGTTGCGGTACACCCCCTTGGGTGCCACGATCAAGAACCCGTTGATCTTGCCCTTGTCATAGAGCATGGCCACGTTGTTGATGAGCATGAAGCTCTTGCCAGTGCCCATGTCCGCGAACAGCGCGGCCACAGGGAACTCCCAAAAGCGTTGGAGGTAAGCCTGTTGGTGAACAAAGGGCTTGTTTTTAAAGGGGTAGGTGGCTAAAAAATGGTCCATTGAATCTTCTTTCTGGCAGGAGTTGCATTTTCCTGAAAAGGTAGTGTACACTGGCCCCTCAGATTCAGAAAGGAGAATTTCACGTGCCAAAGGTTTACGTCGTCCAAGAGACCACGCAACACAACATCGTTAGCGCCCTTGACTTCGGCTCAATCGAGATTATTCTGCCGCCCAACGCGCAGATTGCTTTTTCCGTTGTGCCCACGGTCCGCCGCATTCAGCGCAAGCTGGAGAGATTTACCGACGAGGACTTCCTGCTCCTCATCGGTGACCCATCTGCCATAGGCATCGCCTGTGCAGTAGCTGCCTCTAAAAACAGTGGCCGCTTTAAGTGCCTCAAGTGGGACAAGCGCGAACGGCGCTACATTCCGCTGGAGGTTGATTTGTTCAAGAAAGGAGAAGTTGATGAGTCTTACGACTTTATTTGAAGACGACGCAGGGGCCTTGAAGGTCTCTGACGAACAGGTGTCCGGCATTGCTGGACTGGCTCGTCGCGCCAAGCTGCTTGAGAAAGAAATTGCCGAGCTGGAAGAATCGCTCTCCGAGCGCAACGACCAGTACCGCAAGCTCACCGAGCAGACCATACCTGAGGCCATGGCCGAGTCGGGCATGAAGAAGTTTGTGATGGAGGATGGCTCGTCTATCGACATCAAGCCCTACTACGGCGCAAGCATCTCCAAGGCTCGCCAGTCCGAAGCCTACCAATGGCTGCGTGACCACGGCTTTGACGACATCATCAAGAACACCGTCAGCGTTCGTTTTGGACGCGGCGAGGACGAGCTCTCTGCTCGTCTACTGAATCTGCTGGGCGAGAACGGGTACCCATTCGAGCAAGCCCAGAAGATAGAACCCCAGACCCTCAAGGCCTGGGTCAAGGAACGTGTCGAGAAGGGTGAAGTTGTCGACACTGAGCTCTTTGGCGTATTCATTGGCCAAAAAGCTGTCATCAAATCAAACTGAAACAAGGAAAACGGATCATGGCTAAAACTGAAATCGCGGAAAAGAACGCCAACACCGCATTGGCAATCATGGGTGACATTGAGAAGGACGCAGGTGCCGGCTTTGACGGCATGACGCAAGAGGACTACGCACTGCCCTTCTTGCGCTTGCTCACCAGCACCAGCCCCGAAGTCGGTGAAGTGGACGGTGCCTTGCCAGGCATGGTCTTGAACACCGTCACCGGTGAACTGTTTGACGGCAAACGGGGCCTGGCCGTTGTACCCTGCGCCTACGTGCGCCAGTACATCGAGTGGGCACCACGCGGCAGCGGCAGCGGTGCACCCGTGCACATCTACCCGGCCACGAGCGACATCCTGTCCCAGACCCACAAGGAGCCGGGCGACAACAAGGACTACCTCGACAACGGCAACTACATCGAAAACACGGCCAACTACTACGTGATGATGATCAGCGAATCGGGCTTTCCCGAGCCAGCCCTCATCACCATGAAGTCCACGCAGCTCAAGAAAAGCCGCAAGTGGAACAGCATGATGCAGTCGGTTAAGCTCTCGGGTAAGAACGGCCTGTTCACGCCTCCGATGTACAGCCAGATGTACCGCCTGTCCACCGTGGCCGAGTCCAACGACAAGGGCAAGTGGTTTGGTTGGGAAGTCGAGCGCACCGGTCCCGTTGAGTCCGCCGACATCTACAACGCTGCCAAGGCGTTTGCACAGTCGGTCGGCGCAGGTGATGTGAAAGTTAAACACGAAGGTGAGACAGGCGCAGCAGGCAACGGTCCCGCACCCTTCTGAGTTTTGGGGGACACATGCGGCTCGTCGGATTCTCCGGATTCAGCATGTGTTCGACCTTGGCCAACCCTCCTGTTCACGGGACTTGCAATTACCGTGGCGAGGGGCGGCTAGTAAACCGCTCCGTGTCCCCCACCTATCGTAGAAAGAAGAAATGACCGACATCACCCGGTTCAAGGCGATCTTTTCCGGCCTGGATATTGCCTACGGAACATACAAAATTGAATCGTCTCGTGGAGACGGTAAGCAGGCGGGCAAGGCCGTCGTTGTGCGCAAGCCGCCAACCGATGACCTTTGGACCAAGCATCTACAAGGGGTGGAGCCGAGTTTGGGCATCATCCCCATCCGCGCAGACAACTCCTGCATCTGGGGCTGCGTTGACATCGACCAGTACCCACTGGACCACGCAGGCCTGATCAAAAAGGTCCGCAGCCTGAACCTGCCCATGGTGGTGTGCCGCAGCAAGT